TTATTCTTCCCAATTAAAAACATAAGGTATATTTCTATAATAATCTCCATAATTTAAACCATAGCCAACCACAAATACATCTGGGATGGTAAAGCATGAATAATCAGGCGTTAAATCTACTTTTCTTCTTTCAGGTTTATCAAGAAGAACACAGGATTTTACAGAATTAGCACCAAGAGATTTTACGTGATTCATAACAAATTCCATAGTTATTCCTGTATCAACTATATCATCTACAATAATAACATCGTAGCCTGTGATGTCATCAGGAATATCATTTACTATTTTAACATTCCCACAGGATTGTTCTTCATGACCATAACTAGAAGTAGTCATAAATCCTATTTTTGTAGGTACGTCTATTTCTCTTACAATATCTGCAGCAAATATAAAACTCCCTCTTAAAAGAGATAATATGTATAAGTTTTTATTTTTATAATCTTTTGAAATTTTTTCTCCAATCTCTGCAACTTTTCCTGCTATTTCTTCTTTACTTATTAATATGTTTCTGTTTTTTCCTTCCATGATAATCCTCCAATACATACATACATTATGTATATTTACAATATTGTTTTTATAGTATAAAACTGTTGAATTTACAAGCATTTAAACTTAATCGTCAAAAATACGTCAAAAATAATATCAAAAAATTTTTTGAATTAAATCATTAGCCTTATTCATCATATCATCATTAACATGGGAATAAGTTCTCATAGTTTGTTCTACTGTATGGCCAAGCAATCTAGCAACTGTTTTAAAATCTAATCCATGAGATATTAATTTAGTAGCATATGTATGTCTTAATTCATGAATAGTTATATCATATCCCTCCTTTTTAAGTAAAGCGTTTAAACATATACTGACGGAATCTGTATTTTTGAAACTAAAAATTCTATTATTAATGTTAACAATATTTTTATATTTTTTCAATTCATTTAATGTTAATTGGGAAATTGGAATAGTTCGATTGGAATTTTTCCCTTTAACCCTTCCATAACCATATATAGATCGGCCAGCATCAATTTGTTTCCATTGTTTATTAATTGTTATTGTATTATTTACTTCATCTATGTCTTCCCATTTTAAGCCTAATATTTCACCAAGTCTTAGGCCACACTTTAGTGCAAGGAGTATAATTAAATAATATTTACTATTTTGGAAATCCCCCAATAATTTATTTTCATCATGATTATTTAAAGCTTTTTTATTAGTAGGTTTTTTATTAGCATTTATCTTTATATTTTTTGTGGGTAAATTATAAATTAAGTTATATTCATCTCTAGCAGCTTTAAAAATTGTATTTAGTTTTCTAACATAATCATGTATAGTATTAGGATTTAAACCTTCTTTGGTTAAATTGTCTATAACAAGCTGTATATCCAAAGTTGTTATCTTGGATATATCTGTATCATCTAAATGTTTAAAGTGGTTTAAAACAGTGTTAAAAGCTAATATAGTGTTAATTGATCTATATAATTTTAAATGTTCTATATATTTATCGGAGAATTCTCCGAAGGTAATATTTTCAGAGGATGGATCTATATTGTTTTTGAACATTTCTTTTAGTTCATCTAATAATTTATCAGCAGCTTTTTTAGCATCACTTTTTTTCTTGAATCCTTGCTTACTTTTTTGTTTCCATTTACCATTTTTATCTTTATATGAAACAATAAATTGAATTCCTTTATCTTTTTTCCTGTATGTTATATTGTATTGCAAAATAAAGCCTCCTTCATACGTTAGTTTATTTAAACGTTCTTTATAGAGGTTAAAATTTATAAAAGTATTTAATATATCTGAAAAGTTTGATACATAAGTTTATTTACTTGGGGTAAATATAAGCTGCTAGCTATTTGATTTATAGTAAAGCCTTCAAATGTTATTGGATCTATATCTAAAGATAGTAATTTAAATGCAAAATAATTAGCTTGTTTTTCTAATTTACCACAATTAATTAAGTCCTTATTAAATGCTGCTTTATATGTGTCTGTATGCAATAAAGCATGACCTAATTCATGGGCTAATATAAATTTTTCATATTCTAAATTCAAATCATTTCTTATAGCAACAATTTCATTTTGGAAATAACTTCTATAATAAAAAGCATCATTCCCTCTTAATAAAATATTACTGGATTCTAATTTAATTATTTTTATTTCTAGATAATCATATAATTCGTAAATATTATTTGTATCATATGTATCTTTAAGACCTTCTAGGATGTTATCTATCCAATTTAAATACATATTTTACCCCCACAATCTTAAGCTATTTATTATATTTAGGACCTAGCATTTTTAATAAATTTAATAATTCATTTGCAAATTCTACAATTTCATCATCGCTCATTTTACTTGCATCAAATCCACCATATCCCATTATACTAGGCTGTTTAAGAATGAATTTCATAGCTTCTTCTGCATTATTAAATCTGTAATTACAATCACTTTCTTGAAGACCTTTTTTAACCATATCATGTATTTTTTTTGCAGAATCCAGTGCCATATCTAATTTTTCTTCTGTGTTAAGCAAAAAGTCAGTTGACACACAAAAAAAATCTGCTATTTTAATTAATACTTCATAACTTGGCTTTCGGGCATTAGTCTCATACATTCCTACCATAGAAGTAGTAACTCCTATGTTTTTGCCTAATTCCTCTTGTGTTATATTTTTGCTTTTTCTCAATTTCTTTATCTTATCTCCTAACAAAATAATCACCTCAAATATATTATTATCACTATCAGTATTATAACCTGTAGTGATAATAATATCAATACAACTAATAGTGATAATTAAAGCTATGAGAAGCAATATGAAGAAAATAGCACCTAATTTCTCACTAATGGTTATAATTACGCTTGATTACTATAACTATTAGTTGTAATATATACATAAAGCAAATGAAAACGAGGTGATAAATTTGGCAAACCACATTACAGCTCTGAGAAAGAAAGCTGGATTTGATACAGCTAAGGAGGCAGCAAAAGTGTTAAACATAAGTAATGGTATGATGTATCAGATGGAAGGTGGATATAAGACTCCAGGCTCACAATTAGCCATTAGAATGTCCAAGCAGTTTAAGTGCACATTAGAAGATATTTTTTTGCCTTTTAATACAACTGATAGTTGTATTAAATCATAAAAAAGATGAAAGGGTGAGATCAAAATGGATAAACTTCTTACAAAACGAGATTTAGCTGAAAGATGGCAGGTAACAGAAAAAGCGATAGATAATTGGAGAAAAGATGGCATATTGTCTCCAGTTAAAGGTATACCAAGTATACGATTTAATCCTGGACATATTGCAGAATTAGAAGGAACTAAATTAGAAAAATTTTCTCCAATTCAAAAGAGAAAATTAGAAAAAGAGAATGAACAGTTAAGATTAGAAAATGAAAAGCTTAAGGGTATATTAGCAAATGTTTTATCGGAAACATCTAAAATTATTAACTTATAGGAGGTAAAAGTATGGAGAAAGTGATTTTAAGCATAGAAGATGGACAACCTATGGCAGAGAAAAAGGAGTTAACAGTATTAACAGATGAATTAATACCAGTTTATGAAAATAACAAAGGGCACAAATTAGTAAATGCTAGAGAATTACATGGTTTCTTAGGGGTTGGGACTAAATTTACAGATTGGGTAAAAGATAGGATTAAAAAGTATGGATTTATAGAAAATGAAGATTTTATTCACGTTTCCGAAAAAAGAGAAACGAGCACAGGCGCAACTATTGCAGAAGAATATATCTTGACAATAGATACTGCAAAAGAAATTGCAATGGTGCAAAACAATAGTAAAGGTAGACAAGCTAGAAAATATTTTATAGCAGTAGAGAAAAAATTAAAAGAGGTTGCAGCAGATCCATACAAAGGACTATCGCCAGAACTTAAAGCAGTTTTTGTATTAGATAAGAAAACACAACAAATAGAAGAAAAAGTAAACAACCTAGAAAGCAATATGCCACTTTTCAACGTGGAATGTAAAGAACTCCAAGCACTAGTAAGAAAAACAGGTACAAAAGTTTTAGGCGGCTATAGAACGCCTGCATATAAGGATAATTCTCTAAGAGGTAAAGTTTATGCAGATATACAAGGGCAGTTAAAAAGACAGTTCGGGGTTAGCAGGTATGAAGCAATAAAAAGGATGCAATTAGAAACCGCAAAAGAGATATTAGGAAATTATGCAGTTCCTATATATCTTGAGGACCAGATAATAAATGCTAATAATCAAATAAGTTTTTAGGTTCTTGTATGACCAAGAAATATTTTGTATAACAGTTCAATTCCTTGATGGAGAGGACTACAAATTTTTAGAAGAAATAAATTTAGAAAAGGACAAAAGTATTTTAAATCATAATGATTTAAAAAGAATTGCTTTAAATTGGATATTTGAGAACGTTGAGATAGTTAAATAAGCTCCTGAGGTACTAGCTCAAGAGCAACTAAAAAAATTATAGATTAATTTAATGGTTGGAATGGATATTTGTCTTTAATATAAGTATAAAAATAGCTACCCTTTGATGGTGCAGACATTAAAGCAGAATAAACAATCTCAGGTATATGTAGGTACCTATACACTTTGCCAGAGTGAAATTCAATTTCTAATGTGGAATTTCCATATCCAACGGAAGATAAGTTACTTGAATCAACTGGAGTTCTTTGCATAATAACACCCCCTTTAACAAAATTTTACCACAAGGGGGACAAACAGTAAAAGGAGGAATAGAAATGTTAAAAAAATTACTAGAAGAAAGGGGAATAAATTTAACAGAAGCAGAGTTCGCAATTATATGTGAAATTACAACAAATGATATTAAATTCAACAGGCTTAGCTTTAAAAAGTGTACAAGCTTAGATTATGTATTGAGTATTGCAATAAGAAGTGCAGATATATTTAAAAAATGTGCATAGAAAGAAGGTGTAAAAATGATAATTAAATTTAAGGATATTGGATATGCTAATGAAACTTTTGAAAAGAACATAAAGGAAATATCTTATGAAGAAATGGTTAGATGTGTTGCTCCATATGTTTGCAGTTCACCAAGTAGTATATGGTTTTCGTTTAGTAATGAAGAAAAAACCAAAGGTCATGTAAATGCAAATTTTCATACTATAGGATATTTTGAAATAAAAAAAGAGATGGCTTAAGCCACCAAAAAAATTAAATAAAAAATCGTTAAGTACAGTTTATAAGAAATTGAAGTATTTGTAAAGTTTAAAAGACATAATAGAATTTCTACAAAGTTAGGAGGGTCAAACCTTGAGTGACAATAAAAAATATTATTATCTAAGAATTAAAGAAAATTTTTATGATACAGAAGATATAAAGATTTTACAAAGCATGGATAATGGGTATTTATACTCAGATATATTAATGAAACTATATTTAAAATCACTTAAAAATGAAGGAAGGTTAATGTTTAAGGAACATATTCCATACAACCCTAAGATGGTTGCTACAGTAACAGGGCATAACATTGCGATAGTAGAAAAGGCTATAAAAGTATTTATAGAATTAGGATTAATAGAAATATTGGACAATGGAGCTATTTATATGCTAGATATACAAAACTTTATAGGTAAAAGTAGTTCAGAGGGGGATAGAAAAAGAGCATATAGAAAGAAAATAGAGGCTGAAAAGCAAAACTTATTACCAAAAGGACAAATGTCCGACGAACATCCACCAGAGATAGAGTTAGAGAAAGAGATAGATATAGAGTTAGATATAGAGAAAGATACAGAGTTAGAGAAAAAGAAAAAAAAGAAAGGAAGTAAGAAAGAAGGTACTAAGAAAACTTACAATACAATAATTGATGAATATACAAACAATGAAGAACTTAAAAACACTATATTAGAATTTATTAAGATGCGAACTATGATTAAATCTAAATTAACAGATGCAGCATTAAAATTGAATCTTAATACATTAGATAAACTTACCAATGATGATGATATAAAAATAAAAATATTAGAGCAATCTATTATGAATAGCTGGAAAGGCGTATTCCCATTAAAAGAAAGTAAATTTATAAAGCAAAATTCAAGTAATAAAGATTCTAATAATCCATTTTTAAATATGTTAGGTGAGGAAATATGATGAATAAAGAACAAACAATTAAGATATTAAGCATAATTAAAGCAGCATACCCACAATGGGCCAGAGATTTAAAAGTAAATGACGCTCAGATGATGGTTACTTTATGGAATGATATGCTACAAGACTATGAATATAACTTAGTTCAAATTGCAATTAAGAAGGTTATAGCAACAAATAAATTTCCTCCGAGTGTATCTGAAGTAATAGAATCTATAAATTATATAAAAACAGGTGGACAAGCAGAAATGACAGAGATTGAAGCGTGGGGACTAGTACGAAGGGCTATTAAAAATTCTGCATACCACGCCGAGGAAGAGTTTAATAAATTACCTTCTAGGATACAAGAAGCTATAGGAAGTCATAATATACTCCATAATTGGAGCCAAGAGAGCATTAATGGGATAGAAACTGTTATAGGGAGTAATTTCATGAGAAGTTATAAACAAACAGTAATAAGAAAAAAAGAAGAAAAGCAGTTACCACAAAGCATTAAAACTATGTTAGGTAATATAGGCCAAAAAATGATTGAGGGGGATAGATAAGCATGAGAGAAATAAAATTATTTGAAAAATGGGTTAAGAAATCTTTAAAAGAGCATTTTATATTTAAACCATATGAAAAGTTTTTTATAGTATCAGATGGGTATGTTGGTTTTAAAATATTAAATAAATGCAAAGATTATAGAAAGGTTATAGAAGAACAAACTTTTCAAGATTTAAAAGAAGATTTTAAAATATACAACAGAAAGATAGAAAAAATAGGTATAGCAGATATACAAAAAGAATTTGATATTTCAAATAAGGAAAAGGCAATTAAGATGCCTTTTGTATATGACAATATATATAAAGCTAGAATTTTTAAGAATGGAGAGCAACTTGTATTTGTAAAAGATGATTTTCTAGAAAATATAGATTTATATAATTATGAGATTTATGCAGGTGATCCAGTTCATCCCCTTGTTTTCTATTCTAAAGATGTTAGTTATATAACATTACCAATAAGAATGTGTGATTTCCAATATGAGATAAAAGAAATACAAGGAGAGTTAAAATGCAATTAATGATTTTAAAGAATAGTTCTAAATTAGGAATAAACAATGAACTATTAACATTAGAGAATCTTATAGATAAATTACAGGAAGAAGTAAAAGAATTAAAAGATGCTGCAGAAGATAAAAATAATATAGATCATATAGCTGAGGAAGCTTGGGATAGTTTGCAGATGTGTATAGAAGTTCTGGACAAGCTAGAGAGTAAACATAATGTAAGTTTAAAGGCAACGCTAAATAAACATCATAAAAAAATTAAAGAGAGAGAATGGAAAGCTAAAAAGATGATAGTTTTTCAAGTATTCAATGATTATCATTAATACAAAAAAACATCTTAGTCTGATGTAAAAAATAAATAAAAGTGAGGTAAAAATTATGAATATAGATATAAATACTATTGTTAATAACAAACTAAAGGAAATGGAAGAAAATAAACAAATTGAAAAATTATTAGAAGAGAATATAGAAAAAGCTATAACTAAAGGAATTGAAGGAGCGTTAGATAGTTACAGATTGAAATGTCAAATAGAGGATAAGGTAGAGAAACAAGTTTCTGAGGTTGTTAAAGATATTGGATTTACAGGATATAACGGATTTATTGCTGAGAAGATTAAGCAAATTACAGAAGATGTATGTAGAGATGATATTGCAGATAAAATTCAAAAGACATTTAATGAACTTTTAGTAGTAAAGAGAGAAAATATTAAACTATCAGAAATATTTGAAGAATACAGAGATTATATGTGTGAAAGTACAGATGAAGAAGAAAAATATCAATTAGAGAATTTTTGGATAGATGTTAATGAACATGAAGAATATAAGTGGTTAACATTTAAAATGGCAAAAGAAAAACCTAGTAAATACTCATATAGAAATGAAGAAGACTATATTGAGTTTACTATTCATAGAAAATCTTATAATGAAGATGAAGAAGACTATAAAAAAGGTTGGTTAAGTAATGTTTACGTGAGAGAAAAGAATTTAAATAAAACATTAAAACTTGGAAATATGTCAAAGGTAGAATTATTAATAGCAAATATTTTATATAATGAAACACCAATAATAATTGATGTTGAATATGAAGATGAGATAGACAATTACTTTGATATAGATATTTAATAGTTCGGAATATGAAATAAAAGTAAAGGAGTGAGTAAGATGAAACATAGGTTAAAAACCCTCTCTAAATATTTCAATGCAGTATGTGATGGCAAAAAAACATTTGAAGTAAGAAAAGATGATAGAAATTTTGAAATAGGAGATACATTGGTACTTGAAAGATATGAAAATGGAGAATATCAGCATGCAAATTGTGAAGTTGAAATAACCTATATTCTAGGAAGAAATGAAGACGAAAAAATATTTGTTCCAGAAGGATATGTGATCTTAGGAGTTAAGTAATAGGGCAATATGAAATTATTACGTCATGGATAAAGAGGTGATAAAGTGAAGTTTATTGATATGTTCTGCGGGATAGGTACTGTAAGAATGGGATTTGAACAGGCAGGACATGAATGTGTTTATTCTATTGAATGGGATAAGTGGAAAAGAAAAATATATTCAATAATTTTTGGAGGTGAGCCGGAAGGTGGAGATATTACAAAATGTAGAGCAAATGAACTTCCTAAATCAGATTGTTGGTGTTTCGGAGCACCATGTCAAGACTTCTCAGTTGCGGGAAAAAGAGAAGGACTTGAAGGAGATAGAAGTAGTTTGGTTAGAGAAGTATTTAGACTCTGTGGGGAGATTGAAGAAGAACATAGACCCCAATGGTTACTCTACGAAAATGTTAAAGGAATGTTGTCATCAAATAAAGGACTTGACTACCTCGAAATACTCTTTGAAATGGACTCACTTGGGTATGATATTGAATGGCAATTGCTCAACTCAAAAGACTTTGGAGTACCGCAGAATAGGGAAAGAGTGTTTACTATTGGACATCTTAGAAGATACGGTAGACGAAAAATATTTCCTATCGGAGGAAGCAACGGAGAAGCTACTCTTAAACAGTTAATTGGAGGAAGCCAAGGTAATAGAGTATATGATCCTAGTGGAATAAGTTGCACTTTAGCAGGGCAAGCAGGAGGACAAGGTGCTAAAACAGGCTTGTATTTAGTGGGAAATGTTCATCCGAATGGTAAAGGCATGAATGGAAATGTTTATGATAGTAAAGGGATAAGTCCTACTATAACAACTAATAAAGGAGAAGGACAAAAAATATTAGTAAGGCCAGTATTAACGCCAAGCCGATTAAATAAAAAACAAAACGGAAGAAGATTTAAAGAAGATGGAGAATCAATGTTTACACTTACTAAGCAGGATATACATGGAGTTGAATATAAAGGAAGAATAAGAAAACTAACACCTAGGGAGTGTTGGAGGTTGCAAGGAATAAAAGACAATATTACAGATAAGGTAATAGTAGCGGGAATAAGTGATACACAAATGTACAAAGGTGCAGGAGATGCCTGTACTGCAAATGTAATTTATGAGATAGCAAAACGAATGAGTTAACGACGCAATACAAATATTTGAAGGTGATAAATTGAAGAATGAACAACTTTCATTTTTAAAACCCATTGAAAAAAATGTGGGAAAACAGAAAATATATGACGCAACTATATGTGATAGATGTTGCTGTAATAAATGTAAGTATAGTGTTGAGATTTATCCATTTTTAAGTACTGAAGAATGTAAAGAAATTGAAGAAAATAGTTGTTTTAATTGTGATGAATGTTACTATTACGGAATGGATGATAATAACTTAAGTGGGAATAAAGTTAAATTCAAATGTGATAAATTTGAAATGTCAAATCACTATGTAGAGCTTGAAGCTAAAATAAAAAGAAAAAATTTTAAAATAATCTAGTACACAATTCAAATAACAGCTGCAGGACCTGAAATTATTGCAAAGGAGGAGCAAATAAATGATACATGATAAAAGCATTTGCGAAAAATGCAGATATAATGATATAAATGGATATAGTCTTAGATTAAGACATTGCAATAAATGTGATAACTATGGAGAAAAAGTGCTTAAAGCAGATGTAAGGGTAATCCAAAAGCCTGTTGAAATTAGAATTGATTGCCCCCATTGTTGCTATGAAATAGATATGAGTTATAGTGATTTTGAAGATTTAATGCCAAGTGATTATCCAGGAGATTGGACTGGTCAAAAGATAGAATGTCCTAATTGTGAAAAAGAAATTGAAATTGAGGATAACGAGTGGGATTAGTTCGTAATCACAAAGAGCAGGTCCAGGAATGAAATTAAGGCGAAATAATTTATGGGAGGGTTTAATTTCATGAAGTATAAGAAAATAAAGCAAGATGATGTTTATAATATTTTAGTTAATGTTGCTCAAGATATAATGTCACCAATAGATGTTATAAATATTTCAAACATAGCAAGCCTGTTAAAAACCAGTAAATATCAGGTGAAAAAGTATATAGATATTATGGTAAAAGATAATATGGTAGAACTGAAATATGAAATTATACATGATGAATATGAAGTGATACCTCCGTATTGGGGATACAGATTAACTGAAAAAGGTAAAGATACAAAACAATATAAGGCTAAACAGAAAAGACATTTGGAAATAATCGAAGAATGTTTTGGTTCGTAGTTCAACTAGCAGCTGCAGGAGCTGAAATTATTGAGAAGGAGTGAGAGTTTAAATTGAAAAAAAGTGAGATAACAAATAGTAATCTTAAAAAAGCGATTTTCGTATTACTTTATGACCAGTTCGATATTCCAGATATGGAGGAGGGTTGTAGTGATTCTTCTTATGTTGATTATATTATAGATGCATTGATTGAAAAAAATAAAAACAGATGTCCTTTTAAATGTTACGACTGTATAGGACATTGTAAGGATAATCTTATAGGATGTGTAGAAGGATTGACTGTTGATTGTACTAAAGAAATTGAGGAAATATGGAAAGAGTTTATTGGCATTGAAGGTGATAAAGATTAATTCACAATTCAAATATAGGGTTCAGAAATGAAATAAATGAGAGAGAATCTAATAAATAATAGGAGGCCAATATGAATAATAATTTTAGAAAATTATTAAATGGAGATTGTATTGAAAAAACATTTCATTGGAAAAACAGAATAATGGAACGCATAAAAATTGGAGAATATGAGTTGTCTATTCAAGCTTCAAAATTTCATTATTGTACACCAAGAGAGACAATTACTGATTTATATAAATATAAAGAAATGGAAGTAGCAATATTTAATAAGGATGCATGGGTTGACTTAGAAGAAGATACCTTTTTTAATAACTGGAAACATAGAAATAAATTTTTACAGTTATATGATGGAATGGTTGCGGGGTATGTACCTATAGATATAATACAAAGCCTTTACAACTATATAAAAGATAATATGAATGAAAAGCAATCTAAATATAAAAAACGGGTTATAAATAGACAAAAGCTATATGAAAAAAGAAAGAAATTAGGAAGATTATAAATTATAATTCGAGAAATAAAAGTAAATAGGTGTAAGGATTAAAATGTATATTCTTGCACCTTAACTGTACTAGTGTATTAGAACTATATAACATTAAGAGAGGGTGTTATAAGTGGCTAAAAAACAGATAGAAAATGTCTTGATTGATGGGCAGGTAAGTATTTGGGATATAGATAAAAATATTAAGAAAAGTAATGATAAACCAGTTATAAAATTAGAAAATAAAGAAATAAAAATAAATAATATTGAGCAAGGCAAAATCATAGCAAAGTATAAAACATATGAGAATTTAAATAGAATAATAGGATATGCTGGTGGAGCTTTAGGGATTGAAATTAAATATAAAGATAGATTTGAAACAATTTATGTTAATAAGAATGGGTTAGAAGAATTTGTAATTAAGAAGAAATCAAGTGTTCTGCCTTGGGATAAGATTATTTATTTCAGAGAAGATTTAGAAATAAATAATATACAGAAAGAAAAAATAAAGAAAATAAAAGGACAGGCTCTAAAAAGACCAGGAGACGAAAATATAATTTTTAATCAGGGCAATAAAGTAATAAGTGTAATAGAAAATGGCTGGATATTGGAATATGACAACATAAAGATAGTAGATATAGAAAAGTATAAAAAAATAAATGCAAATAGTATAAATCAAGATTTTAAAAAAACTTTAAAGCTAGGTAATATAGTTGAAACAGAATATAAAGATGAAATTATACAGGGAGAAGTAGTCCACATTTATAATAATGGATATACTTGCAACATAATTGAGGGAAATAGATATATACCTATTCCTATATGTGGAATTGGGCAGGTGATAGCTTGAGTTGGATAGATGAAATATTAGATAGAGCATTAGAGAATGTTAAAAAGGATTTAAAAGAAAAAGACAAGCCTTTAAGAAGATATAAAAAAAGAGTTAAGAATAGAAACAGCTTATATAAGAAAAGGATGAAACTAGGCAGGATAAAAAGAAAAGTAAGAGGTGGTAATCATGGAGGAAAATAAAAAAAGATTCATGGATTATGCAAATTTAAGATTAAGGCAAAAAGAATATAAGAAAAAATTATTATATGCAGATATTACAGACTTAAGGGTTAAGAGTATTGAGAAATCAAGGGGGAGGAAAAAAGGACAGTTCTAGGAGGGAGCATTGTGTTAAATAAAATATTTGGAGCTATTGCAATATTAACTTTTACATGGCTAGTGGCATTTAGAAAGATAGATAAAGAAGAAAATTCAATGTGTAAATTTAATTGTGAATATTGTAGTGAGAGTGATGTTTGTGGCATAAAGAAAGGAGCAACAAAGAACTATGATGAATAAAAAAATTTATGAGAAATATAAAAAGAATGTAGAGAATGATTTAAGAAATTATCCATATTGGTTGTTGAGTATAGAAACACCAGGATTAGGATCACCTAATAGATGGGGACAAGTAAGCCAAAGTGGATATTTTAAAACAAGTACTGTTGAAGAAGATATGATAAAAGATATGGAAAGAAGATGGAAAGTTGATATTATAACTAAAGTATTAAAGCACTTAGATCCTACGAGTAAAACAATAATTGAAGAATGGTATTTTAGAGATAATAACTCCAGAGAAGAATTGTTACAAGAATTAAACATAGATAAAAATAAGTTTTACTATTATAGGAATAGGGCATTAAAAAAATTTATGGTAGCAATAGGATATTTAAAATAATAAAAAAAGTTAGACAAATTACAGACAAATTACAGACAATTTTAATGCAATAGCAAGAAACATAATATATTATATGATATAAGGGTTAAAAGCCCACGCAGGGGTTTTATCGTACAATAAGGCAACTGCGAAAATAAAAAAATAAATATATTGTGTATATGTACTAAAAACGCCTAGCCAGTATTTATTGTGTGTAACTATTGGATAGGCGTTTTTTCATAGAGCTCTTTAATAGGATTCTTTTTAGTATATAAAGGAGGACAATAACTATGGAAGTGTATTGTAATAAGTGTAATAAAGATTTTGAAATAAATGCTAAAGAAAAGAAATATAAAGATGGAGTAGTAGAACTTTATTTTAAATGTCCACATTGCAAAGAAAGATATACATCATTTTTTACGAATAAAAGTATAAGGCAAAAGCAAAAAAGAATTAGAAATCTTTATGAACAATATGGTAAAGAAACAGATGAATATAAAATTATAAAATTGCTTAAGCAAATAGATGACCTTAAAGCGGAGATAGGTAATGATATGAATAAGTTAAAGAATAGAATGTTAGGCACTCAATAGAGTGCTTTTTTTTATTAAGTGCCCAGTATGTACAAGATTAATGATACATACTTTATGTAAATATGAAAGGAAGTGAGGATATGCTAAGTATGTATACAAGTTATATGTGTATTTGTTGTAAGAAAGAATTTGTTTTATTAACAGAAGAACTACAAAATGCAAAAGGATACTTAGTATGTCCTTACTGTACAAGTAGAAAGGTAAAAAAACAAAATGCAACAGATAGTTTAAAGGAATGCATGAGACATAGTAGTTATAAAAAAGTAAAAGGAACGATAAGGCAGGTGAGATAGTTGGGGATAAAAAGGCCTGCTAAACCAATTACTAGTACAACTAAAGTTTTAGATATACAAGACTATCTCAGATATAAAAACGAAAGAGATTATGTGCTATTTATACTAGGAATTACAACAGGGTATAGAGCAGGTGACTTAGTTAAATTAAAAGTTAGAGATATTAAAGAAGCCTTAAAGAGAAATGAATTTACAATTTATGAAGGAAAGAAAATGAATTGTAAAAACATAAAAGAAAGAAACAAAAAGCCGAGATCAGTTGAAGTACTTCCTAAGCTAGCTAAAATATTAAAAGGCTGGATTAAAAATAAAAAAGATTATGAATATGTATTTCAATCTAGAAAAGGTATTAATCAACATATAGGAGTGCAAGCAGTAAGTAATATATTAAAAGATGCAGGAGAATATTTTGGCTTACATGATATAACTGCACATAGTATGAGGAAGACCTATGCATATAAAATATACATGGAAAGTGATAAAAATATAGTTGCAGTTAAAGAATTATTAGGACATAGAAGTATAGAAGAAACTAAAAGATATATAGGATTAGATAAAGAAAAATATCATCAGTATTCAAAATCATTAGAAGAATATATTAGATGATATTTTATTTTTTTTATTAGTCAATGTTTAAAAAATTATATAGTAAGTATTGAAGGTATAAATTTAGGTGCATATATTAGAAGTTAATTTTTAGAATGAATGTGCTATTCACATATATAATTAAACATTCAGACAGATTTAAGTTATATGTACAAAAGCTTTATATATCAATACTTTCAAAGGGTTTTGTTAATAAATGTTATTTTATATTTCTATACTAAATTTAAAAAGTTAGGAAATATAAAAAAATAGCGTAGCACTTTACAAAGCAAGTGCTACGATAAAGAGGTGAAAAGATTGGCAAGAAGTGATAGCTTTGAAGACATAATTGAAAGTCATCTAGACGAGATAGAACAATGGGTTGAACAAAATAAAACTGATAAGGAAATAGCGGAAAAGCTAGGGATTGCATATTCCACATATAGGAAATATAAGAGTACTAACGTAGCACTTAAGAGTCGAATTGCTACGGCAAAAGATAAGAAGAACCAGGAAGTTGAAAAGGCATTATATAAATGTTGTATTGGATATCATTACTATGAAGAAGTAGTAACAAAAGTTAAAACAGAAGATGTAGTTGATGGACAAATAATAACAAATGAAGATGTTATTATCAGTAAAGTTAAAAAATATAGAGGCCCTGAGTTAAATGCAGAGAAGTATTGGTTAAATAATAAAGAGAAAACTAAGTGGAAGGAAGACCCACACAAAGTTTCAAATGATAAGAAGCTTACTAAGCTTAAAGAAAAAGAAGTTAACTCAAAGGTTATAGATATATAATGCCTATATATAGAAAGTGTACTGAATGCGGTAAGAAAGTATTAGAAGGTACTTTGTGTAAGTGTGAAGAGAAGAGGAGAAAAGAAAGATATAAAGAGTATAGAATGAATAGGAACGATAAGAAAGAACAGTCTTTCTATTCTAGTACAACATGGATACGGTGTAGAGATAGCGTAGCAGTTCATCAATTTGGATTAGATTTAATTGAGTGGTCTAAAGGAAACATAGTACAAGCAGAGACTTACCATCACATTGAACCTATTAAGAGTGATTGGTCTAAGAGATTAGATAGTAGTAACCTAATAGGACTAACACAAGAGAACCACATTAGAGTGCACACATTAATGAATAAGAGCGATAAAGATAAAATCATGATAGAAAAATTTTTAAAAGATTTAATAAAAAAGTTTACTAACGAATTTTATTAGTACCCGGGGGGAGGGGTGGAAATCTTTATACAAACCTAGAAAGTCCCTGGTGCCCTCTCAGTCGCATAAAATTCCCAAAATGAAAGTTTTAAAACTTAAAGTAAAGAAGGTGAAAAATATGGCTAGACCATGCAAAGTAATAGACAGTCAAAGTAGACATAATACAAAAGCTGAAATTGAAGCTAGAAAAGAAAAAGAAGAAAGAATAAAAAGTCTAGCTGATAAAATTGAAAAGCCACCAGAATATCTTTCAGAAAAACAAAAAAATATATATAAATTTATTGTAGAAGAATTAAAAATGACTGGAATATTAACTAATCTAGATGTCTATATTTTATCTACATGTGCAATAGCAGTAGATAGATTAAGAACTATAGAAACAATAATAAATAAAAATGTAGGTAGTTTATGCAATAAGGATTTAATGTCAGCTAAAGATAAATATACTAAGGATTTATATAGATGTTGTAATGAATTAAGTTTATCTCCACAGAGTAGAGCAAAACTTGGAAACTTAGCATTGAACAATAAGGAAGAACAAGAGGATCCATTATTAAAAGCCTTAAGAGAAGATGATGAAGATTGATACTTTTAGATAAAGCTTTAAAATACTGCAAAGATGTTATCGAAGGTAGAGAAATAACTACAATAGAGGTTGGTTTACAATGTAGCATTTTTATACAAGATTACTATGAAAGGCAGTACAATGAAGATTTTGAGTTTTACTTTGATGAAAAGAAGCTTAAAAAAATAAATAATCTTTTGAAGTTATTTAATTATGCCACTGGCTTTGTAGCTGGTAAGCAAGTATTAGAAGGTTTGGATGGATTTCAAGCCTTATTTATTGCTGCTATTTTTGGGTGGAGATATAAGAAAAATAAAAAAAAGTTTAGATATAGGGATGTAATACTATTTATACCTCGTAAGAATGCAAAGAGCTTTATAGCAGCTTTAGTTATTCTTCTTTTAATGCTTACTGAACAAAACTTTAGTGAGTTTTATAGTATTTGCATAGATAGAGATTTAGCAAAAGAAACAAGAAAAGCTATGGCTCAATTAATTAGTGCTAGTCCTTATATAGCAAAACATTTTTTTGTATCTGATAGTGAGATAGGTATTATTAAGTGTAAATTAACTAATAGTTATTATGTACCAAGAACATCTAAAGCAAATAAAAATAATTCTATTAGGCCAGCTTGTTTCGTGGCTGATGAAGTTGGAGCATTTACTACTAATGGTAATATTCAAGCAATGAGAAAGGGACAGTTAAGTGTATTAAATCCAATTCAAATGCAAACAACTACTGCTTATGCTGAAAGTGATTCAATAATGCTTGAAGAATTAGAATATGATAGAGCTGTATTGAATGGAGTTGTTACCAATCCTAGGTTATTTTGTTTATTATATTACTGCACAAAGGAAGAGGCGTGGACAGAAGAAGGATTATACAAAGCTAATCCTTTAAGGGTAGAAGAAAACTATGAAGAGATTAGAGCAGACAGAGAAAAAGCTAAGATAAAGACTACTGAACAGGAAGAATTATTAACTAAAAACTTTAACATATTCCTTGAAAGCAACGAACTTAATAAATATATTGATATGAAACATTGGAAGAAATGGTTTGTTACTGAGAAAGAATTTAAGCGAAGAATTAAAGGTAAAAAAGTTAAAGTTGGGGTTGACTTATCAGTTACTACAGATTTAACAGCAGTAGGTATAGAATTTGAAGATGAAGGAATTGTTTATTGTAAATCGCATGGATTTTTACCAGAAGATAGTTTACCTAATAGAAGAGAAAGAATAGATTATAGGAAATATGCTAAAGCTGGATATTGCGACATTCATCCAGGAATGACAGTAAGCTATACACTTGTTGAGGAGTATATACGTAATATAGAAAGCAAGTATGAATGTGAAATTGATGTAATAGTAACAGATCCAATGAACGCGAAAGAGATGATGGAGCGTTTGTCAGAAGATTTTGACGTTGTGATGTTAAAACAAACTTATACAAATTTATCTCCAGCAACTAAAGAATATAGAAAAGCTGTATATGATGGTAAAGTTAGATATGTTGAAAATGAACTACTCAACTGGTGTATGAATAAAGCTAGTACTTCAAAGGGTAAATCGGACGACGAAATGCTTGTAAAAGAGGATAAAAACAAGCAGAGAATAGATATGGTTGTAGTTCTAGTATTTTGCTATACAGAATTTGTAGGTGGAGATATTCACTATGATGCCGTAGATGAATTAGACAAAACAGATTGGTAGAAAGAAGGTGATAAAAATGAAGAAAAAACTTAATAAATTACTTAATAAGACTATTTTAAATGATATTTTTATCATGGAAATGGTCTTTTTTATTGGACTTCTTATCATTATTTACACCAATTTCAAGATGAATTTATACTTTGGATTGTATTTTTTAGGTATCATTCTAATAGCTTTTAGTATATTTTTATATAAATTTAGAGGAAATCGAGGTGAAAAGAGGTGAATATAAGTGATTTTTGATAAATTGATTGAAAGAAGAGAAGCAGTTGACGTAAATGACTGGAAGTCAGTATATTCTTTTGAAAATGGATTTGATATTACACCTTTTGAACTTGAAATGAGGGAAAGCACATATTTTAGTTGTATAAATAATATATCTCAAGACATTGCAAAATGTACATTGCAAATAAAAAAAGAAACAGAGAAAGGAGAAGTATTAGCAAAGGAACATTATTTATATGATTTATTAAGATTAAGACCTAACCCCTATATGAGTGCTATAGATTCTTATAAAGCTTTTATAGCGTTAGCTAAACATTGGGGATATGCAGGACTTTTCATTGATAGGGAAAGAGGAAAAATAAAAGGCCTATATCCTGTTAAAATAAATAATTGTACAATTGATAATTCTGGATTAATTAATAGCACTAAGAATAATAAAATTCTATGGGATTTTGAGGGGGTAGATGGTGAAACAGGTTGTTGTTTTGATAAAAATATAATTATTCTAAGAGATTTTACACTTGATGGAATAAAGGGCAAAGCAAATAGAAGTATTTTATCAGAAAGCTTAGATAGTAGCTTAAAAAGCCAAAATTATTTAAATAAGCTGTTTACTAATGGATTAACTAATAAAATTGTTGTGCAAATGACCTCAGACATTAAAGAGGAAAAAGAACTAAAAAAGGTACAAGCTAAATTTGATAGAGTTTATTCAAATAATGGTAGGATATTCACTATTCCAGCAGGCTATAATATACAGCCTCTTAACTTATCGTTAAGTGATGCACAATATACCGAATTAAGAAAGCTATCTAAAGAAGAAATAGCTATGTCTTTTAGAGTGCCTTTAACCAAATTAGGGTTTGTAAAAGAAAATGCTAGTTCTGAGGAACAAGACAATATAAAATATCTAACTGAATGTTTACTTGTTATATTTGAGCAGATAGAGCAAGAAATGGATTGGAAACTATTAACTCCAAGAGAAAGAGAGTTGGGATACAAAATAAGATTTAATATTAATGTATTGCTTAGAACAGATAGCAAAACCCAAGCAGAAGTAATAAGCACATATGTTAAGAATGGAGTTTATGACCTGGATCATGCTAGAGATATTTTAGGAGTAGAAAAAATAGGTGGAGAGCTTATTATAACATTACCTTCAGGACAAGTATTGTTGAGGGATTTATTAGCTGGAAATGTGAGTTATTTAAATAAGAAAGGGAGTGATACAAGTGAGGGTGGAGATAAGAAGTGACCATGTAATTATAGAAGGTTATATTAATGCAGTAGAAAGAGATTCAAGGCCAATGCCAAGTCCTAAAGGAAAATTTGTAGAACAGGTAAGAGCAGGTGTATGGAAAAATGCTATAAGCAAAAATGATAATATAACATTTTTGCTTAATCACAATAATAATAAAAAATTAGGTACAAGCAAAGAGAACTTGAAACTTAGAGAGGACAACATAGGATTATATGCTGAAACTAGAGTTTATGATCCTGAGGTTGTTCAAAAGGCAAAGAAAAATAAATTAGTAGGATGGAGCTTTGGATTTAAAAAAATTAAAGACAGTTGGGGAAAAACGGATGATGGAATTGATAGAAGATATTTAGATGAAATTGAGCTTAGAGAAGTTTCTATATTAGATGATAGCAGAATACCAGCGTATTATGGTACAAGCGTAGAAACTAGAGAGAATGAGGAAATAACAACCGAATTAAGGTCATTCGAAGATATAGTTATTGAAAAAATAGAAGAAGATACTTCTAAAAATGAAGATGAGAAAAGAGAATTAGAACTTAAATTATTAAATTTAGAACTGGAATTATAACAGTTCTTTTTTTATACAAAAAATTAGTGAAGGAAAGGTGAATAAATAATGGGATTGGAAGAATTAAGAGCACAATTAGAAGCTAAGAAGGTAGAAATTAGAGAATTTATAAAGGATAAAAAAGTAGCTGAAGCTGAAAAAGCAATGGAAGAAAAGAGAGGTCTAGAAAAGTTAATTAAGGCAGCAGAGGAACTAGAGGAAGAGGAAAAAAGAGAGCTAGAAAATCAAAGAAAAAAGAAAACTCAACCAGAAGAGAACAATGAGTTTAGGGCTATAGTTAAAACAGTAATGGGAGAGGAAACAACGACAGAAGAAAGAGCAAATATAAAATCTGTAGATAATGCTGCAGTTATTCCAAAGCAATTCGTAAATAAATTAATTGAAATACAAAAAGGCTTTGGCTCACTAAAAGGGTTATGTGATGTTATACCAGTTACAAAAAATGAAGGTACTATACCAGTTATTGACCTAGATCAGAACGAAATGGCAGATGTTGCAGAGGGCGAAGATATAGTAGATGGAACACTTGTAACTACTGATGTACCTTTTAAGTGTGCTAAAGTAGGCTTAATTCAATCTTTAGCGTCTGAAACTGTAGATGATGCAGAAGTTGAAATGGAAGGTTTAGTTAAAAAGAACTTTGCCAACATAGCAACAGTTAAAGAAAATGCTAAAATATTGAAAGTAATAAAGGACAATGCTACTGAGGTTGATGGGGCGACTTCTTATGAAGATGTAGAGAAAGCTATTGATGGGTCTTTACCTTCTATAAAAGCTGGATTAGTTACCTTGACTAATGTGGCAGGATATGTAGAATTAAAGAACAAAAAAGATAAACAAGGTAGATCATTAAACCTTATAACAAATATAAACGGAGTTGAGTATTTCCACGAGAAACCAATTATTACTGTAGATGATATCTTATTACCGGTATCAGAGGGCAAAACACAAGTATTTTATGTAGCTAATATGAATGAAGCGGTTAAATATTGCGATAGAAAAGCTGTAACTATCGCAAGAAGTACAGAAGCAGGATTTAAAGATGATACGGTAAAACTAAGAATTCTTGAAAGATTTGTACCAGTTCTAGGAGCTAAGAGATCTATAAAGAAAATAGAATTTTAATAATTGGGTGGCTTAATGCTACCCTTTTAGTAAGTAGGTGATAATATGACAGTTGAGGAAATAAAAGATTATATAATAGTTGATGATGAATCTGATAATCTCCCAGAAGAATTAATGGAAATAAGCCAAATATATATAGATTCTATGGTAGGAGAAGGGTATAAACAAGATGAAAAAATGGTTAAATTAGCTAGTTTGTTACAAAGGAAACTTTGTACTGATATGTACGAAAACAGAAGCACAGAAATACCACAAAATGTCAAACAGGATAGAATTACAACTAGCATACTTGATAAATTAAGTAACTATGATGGTGATATAAATGTTTAAGGTTAATATAGGAGATTTGAATAAAAGGATAGTTATACAAAAATATATTATAAACCAGAATGAAAATGGATTTGATATAGAAGAATGGATAGATTATAAATCTGTTCGGGCAGCTATGAATAATCTATGGGGGAAAGAATTTTATGCAGCAAAGGCAGTACAAGCAGAAAATACAGTAGAATTTATAATTAGATATTCTAAAGATTTAAAAAATATAAATACTAAAGAATATAGGATCAAAATTATAAAAGATAAAAATGCAACAAAAGAAAAAGATAGATATAGATATTTTAATATTACTTTTATAGATAATATACAATATAAAAATAAATGGCTTAAGATAAAATCTATTGAGGTTATATAAATGTGGGATAGATATATTGATAAAAGGTGGTGACATAATGGCTGATGGAATAGAACTTGAAGGTATGGAAGAGTGTACTTCCATGCTAGAGAATATGACTATTGACGAAGCTGATGAAAGAAAAGCGGTGAGAAATGCTATAAAGCCTATAGCTGATGAGATTGAGAGGAATACAACTAAAAGAAGCGGTAAATTAGCTAAAGTAAAAGAAAAAGTTAAAAAAGAAGGATTAGCAACAGTTGGAGAAGTTAAAACAAAAGAATTTTATGATATTTTTGAAGAATTTGGAACAAGTATGGCCAAGCACAATATAGGATATTTTGAGAGAAGTGTTAAGAACACAGAAGATGAAGCATTAAGTATATTGGCTAAAGAATTATTAGACAAAGTGAGGTAGATTATATGTGAATATAAAGCAGTATCTTTTAAAGGTATTAAATAGTAAAGAGATATTAGATTTATTACCAGATAAAAAAGTGTTTTTCCTTCATGCGAATAATCCTAATAAAAGCATGTATTTAGAGTATGAGATTATAAATGAATATGGTGCAGATTATTCCGAAGGGAAAGAAGATTATACTACTCATGTGGTCCAGATAGATATATTTTCTACTGGAGATTATACAGAATGTGAAGAGGTAGTAAAAAGAATAATGATACAAAATGGATTTAACAGGGACATGGCAGCGGATTTATACGAAAAAGAAACAGGTCTAAATCATAAACCTATGAGGTTCTCGATAGATTTGCCGACTAGCAAAGGCTAGTCTTTTTTAATGCAAAAAATAATTTAAAAAGGATGGGATTAATATATGGAAGAAAGAGTAGAGCAGGTAGTGCCAGTAGTTGGTTTAGAAAAGTTATATGTAGCTAAAATAACTAAAGATGATATAACAGGAACAATTTTTGAAAAACCAAGATATTTAGAAGGGGTAAAAGAACTAGGCATTAAACCTAAAATTACAACAGATGAATTTTATGCAGAAAATAAATTATGGTTGAGTGAAAGCACGTTAGCTAATATTGATGTCGAAGTAGATATAGCAGATTTAGGGACACAAAATGAAGCTTTTTTATTAGGACATAAGTTAGCAACGGAAGGTGGAATAATTTACAGCGATAATGATAAAGCACCAGATGTAGCACTTTTAGCAAAAGCTAATAAAGGTAATGGCAAGGCTAGATATATTGTACTTTATAAAGGAACATTTAGTATAAGTGATGAACAATACAAAGGTAAAGAAGGAAAATCTAATTTCCAAGCTAAAAAATTAAAAGCAACATTTGCTCCACTACATTTTAATGGTAGATGGAAATATAAAATCGACGAAGAAGAAGGTATGACAGATGAGAAATTCTTTAAAGAAGTAATAATACCAACAGAAAAGATAGAAATTACGGAGAATAAAGGGACTGAAGAAGCTTAATATATAAAGGTTGATTAATTTGAATTAATCTGGCATAAATTTTATTGTTGAAAGGATTAGATAATATGTTATATAAAGCAAGAAAAATGAAAATAGGTGAAAAAGAGTACTCTTTTAAAATGACAAATAAGACAGTTTTAAAAATAGATCAAAAATATGGAAATTATGCACTTGTTGTAAACGGGATAATGGAAGGAAAACAATTTTATAATAATGCAATTAAATTATTAAGTTGTTGTTGTGTAGATAAAGAAATAAAAGAAATTGATGGAGAAAAAATAAAAATAACTAAAGAATTTACAATAGATGAATTAATAGAAAATTTAACACCAGAACAAATAAATACAGAATTAATTGACTTTGTATTAAATTTATATTGGGATTACATGGGAGTAAATGAAACAGAAGAAATCCAAGTGAAAGAAGAAAATGAAGATAAAAAAAACTAAACAACCAATCAAAGCATAAATATGAAATTGACTTTGATTGGTTGTTTTACGTAGCACATACACATTTGAATTATACAAAAGAAGAGTTCTGGAATAGCACTTTTAAAGAAATAGTTGATATGTGGAACTTACATTGTAAATTTAACAGATGGAAAATTAAAGATGATAATGAAGAAAATAATCCCACAAGGGATGCAAGTTATAAAAAAGTAAATATAGAAGATATTCCATTTCTATAAGATAGGCGCTCAATAGAGTGCCTTTTTTTATACAAAGATTTAGAAAGGAGGTTAATAATGGCTAGTAATGTGGAAAAACGAATAACTGCGAAAATGGTATTAGATAGTAGCGGCTTTAATTCTAGTTTAAAAGGTGTAAATAGCGAACTTAGAAATGCTCAATCGGAGATGAAGTTAGCTAGTTCTGGTGTTCAAGCATTTGGAAAAAACAGTGAAAGGCTAAAATCTGTACAGGAAGCATTAAGTAAGCAAGTAGAATTACATTCTAAAAAAGTAGATATATACAGTAAAGCTATAGAAAAAACTAAATCTAAACTAGATGATAATATAAAAGTTAGAGATAAATTAAAAAAATCTTTAGATGATGCTAATAAAAAGTATGAAAAAGCAGTAAAAACATATGGGAAAGAATCCGAAGAGGCTAAAAAGGCTAAAGCAGAAGTAGATAAATTAACAGAAGAACATAAAAAAGCAGAAAAAGCAGTAGAGTCTAATGCAAAGAAAATACAACAATACGATACTAATCTAAATAAAGCACAATCTCAAATGACCAAAGCCCAAGGGGAACTAAAAAAAGTAACAGAAGAACTAAATAAACAAGAAAACAAATGGGTACAGGCAGGCAAAAAACTAGAAGATCATTCTAAAAAACTAAAAGACACTGGAAAAAATATAACTGATGTAGGGAAAAGTATAACTACAAAAGTATCAGCACCTTTAGCTGGATTAGGAATAATAGCAGCAAAGACGACAGCGGACTATGATGACAGTATGAGCCAATTAAAGGCTATAACCAATTCTAGTACAGAAGATATGAGAAAAATGAGTGACCAGGCTAAGGATCTAGGTGTAAAAACCAGGTATAGTGCTAAAGAGGCAGCAGATAGTATGGTAATGTTAGGACAAGCTGGATACAGAACAACAGAAATTATGAATACTATGCCAGCAGTGTTGAATTTGGCACAGGCAGGTGCTATTGATTTAACAGAAAGCACGGATGTGCTAGTATCATCTATGAGCCAATTCGGCATAGAAACTAAAAATGCAAGCCATGTCGCTGATGTGCTCTCGTTGGGAGCTAACAAAGCTAACTTGGGAGTAAATGATATGGCTGAATCGTTAAAATATGCTGGTAGTATGGCTAATACCGCAGGTTGGAGCATTGAAGAAACTGCAAGTGCCATAGGGTTAATGAGTAACTATGGAATTAAGGGTAGCCAGGCAGGAACTGCATTAAGAGGCGCTATTTCTAGACTAGTTAAACCTTCCGAGGCTTCGGCAGAGAAAATGGAAGCACTAGGAATTAAGGTGTTTGATAATAATGGCAAAATGAAAGCTTTAGGCGAGGTTATAGATGAGGTTAAAAAGGGAACCTCTGAATTAACAGAAGAACAAAAAATGAATGCACTTGTAACTATCTTTGGACAGGAAGCTATAGCAGGGATTAATGCTCTTATGACTGAGGGCGGGGGTAGTATAAGAAAGTATGCAGATGAACTAAAAAAAGCTGATGGTAGTGCAGCAAAAGCAGCTCAGACAATGGAAGATAATATGGGTGGTGCTTTTAGAAGTTTAAAATCTGCAATGGAAGGTGCAGCAATAAGTATTGGTAGTGCAGCAGCGCCAGCAATAAGAGAAATTACAGATAAAATAACAGAATTAACACGAAAATTCTCAGCGTTAAGTCCAGAAACACAAAAAAATATTGTTAAATTTGGAGCATTTGCAATTGCTACTGGCCCTGTTATAGTAGGAATAGGAAAAATAGCAACTGGATTTGGAAGCATTTTAAGTGTTGGAAGTAAAGTGGCTGGAATAATGGGTAAGGTAACACTTGCTACAAAAGGAGTAGAAGTAGCAAGTGCGACGGCTGGAGCCACAATGGCAACAACAGGAACAAAAGCAGGATTATTAAGTACAGCATTTAGTGGAGTTAAAGGTGCTGGAGGTTTGGCAGCAGGGGGAGTTGCAAAATTAGCAGCAACTTTAGGAATATCTGTTCCTGTACTAGGTATTGCAGCGGCAGGAGTAGCAGCAGTAGGGTTTGGGGCATATAAATTGCACCAAAATTTAAAACAAGATGCAGTTCCAGCCGTGGATTTGTTCGATAAAAAACTAAAAACAACAAAAACAACAGTAGATCAATATGGGCATAAAACAACTGTGGCAACGACTAAATTAGTCAATTTTACAAAAGAAACTAAAAAAGCGGTTGGAGCGTACATGGAAATAGATAAGAAAGCTAGTAGCGCTTTAACAAGCTTAGTAGTAAACTCGGATAAATTTACTAAGCAAGCTAAAGATAAAGTTATTAAAAATTTTAATGATATGAGTAAAAAATCTAGTAGCTTAAGCAATGAACAAAAAAACACTATGACAACTAATTTTAAAAAATTAGTTAATGACACAGGATTACTAACTAAAAAAAATAAAGATGAAATAATAAAACAATATACTGCAATGGTAAATGGTACTAAAGGACTTAGTAAAAAGCAGAAAGAGCAAACAATAAAAGAATTTACAGACACTTTAAACAAAAGCACTGCGATTACTAAACAACAATCTGCTAATTTACAACAATTATACAAAGATATGGGGGATAAAATTAAGGTTGGATTAGATAAAAAGAAGTCGGAAGAATTACAAAGCCAGCAAGAATTTTTTAGCAAAAGTAATGTTTTAACCACAACAGAGGAATCTAAAATATTACAAACAACTACAAAAAGCTGGGAAGATAAAAAAAAGACGATTGATGGATTGCAAAATCAAATTAATCAAATTATTCAACATGCAGCAAATAATCACAGACAAATAACAGAAGATGAAGCAAAAACGATAGACGGTTTACAAAAGCAAATGAAAGAAAATGCAGTTAAAACCCTATCTACTAGTGAAGTTGAACAAAAGGCGATATTGGAAAGGCTAAAAAGCTATAACGGGAGAATAACAGCAGAGCAGGCCTCTGATACAATTAAAAACGCAGAAAAGCAAAGACAAGGTGCAGTAGATAAAGCTAATAAACAGTATGATGGAACTGTTAAACAAATAATTAGAATGCGAGATGAAAGTAAGGTTATAACAAAAGAGCAGGCCGATAAAATGTTAAAGGAAGCAGATAGGCAAAAGCAAGGATCTATTAGTAAGGCTAACGAGCTTAAGGATGGAGTTGTAAAGCAAATACAAAAAATGAACAGTGATACTCTTAAAGATATTGATACAGCGGACGGACACATAATGAGCAAATGGGAAAAATTAAAGAGTTGGTTTGCTAACAATCCCATCATAAGGTGGATTAAATCTAAAACTAGCGGAGACCCCGAACCACAAAAAAAATGGACAGGAGATAGATACTTTAGCGGAGGGCTTACTTATTTACATGATGCTCCAGGACGTAATTCTAACTATGAATTATATGACCTGCCTCGCGGAACTAGAATATTTAACCATGATGCAAGTCAAGATTTGGTTATGCAAACTGCTGAAAGTGTAGCAACAAAGGTAGCTAACAATGTATTAAAAGGATTTAATGGTACTAATGGAATAAATGTAACACAACATATTTATTCTCCAGTACCAACTGCAAGCGAATTGGCTAGACAATCTAAAAATAATTTAAGAGAATTAGCGCTAAATTGGTAAAAGTGAGGTGGTGATATGAATAAAAAAGAAAAGTTTATATTCGAAAATGAGAAAGGACAACAGATAGAATTTTCTATTTGGAGTCCTTTTTTCTTGGAAAATATAGATGGGATAAGCGGATTAAAAAACACTATTTATAGTAATAAAGGAATGGGACAAGATGGAAGCACTTGCGTAGGAAGTACCTTAGATGATAGAAATATAGTTATTCAAGGTGCTATAACAGAAAATAAAGAATTAAACAGAGAAAAACTATTAAGTATAATAAATCCTAAATTAAAATCTAAATTAATTTATACAGATGGAAATGTAAAAAAATATGTAGAATGTATAGTGGAAACTGCACCTATTATACCTAAAGAAAATAGACCTAAATTTCAAATAAGTCTTTTATGTAATAATCCATATTGGAAAGATTATATTGATAGTAAAGTTAATATAGCATTATGGAAAGGTGATTTTCATTTCCCTTTAGTAATTCCAGTTAATAAAGGTATTACTATGGGACATAGAGAACCTTCCTTAATAGTTAATGTAAATAATACAGGACAAGTAAAAACTGGAATGATAATAGAATTTTTTGCAAGGGGTACTTTAAGCAATCCATCTTTATTTAATGTTAATACTAGAGAATTTATAAAAATAAGTAAAGGGATGGTTGCAGGTGAAAAATTTATTATAAATACTAATTATAGTAAGAAAAAGATATTACAAGAACTTAATGGTGTTACCAAAGATATATTAAATTATTTAGATATTGTTGGTGGAGGAGACACCTTTCTACAGCTAGATATTGGGGATAATCTTTTTAGATATAATGCAGATATTAATTTGGATAATTTAGAGGTTAATATATATTTTAGTCCACAGTATTTGGGGGTGTAAAATATTAAAAACATAACAGAATTAGAGTTAACTATAAATTATTTAGAAGATGCTTTTTACTCTTTATATAAAGCAAAAAAATCTTGCCCTAAAGATGGTGAGAATTATGAAAAAATAAATACTGCTATAGAAAATTTAATTAATGCTCATAACAATATTTTTAATAAAATAAGAGAATAAAAGAGGTGAGTATTATTGGAATTATATATATTTAATAGAGATTTAGAATTAAAAGGTATATTAGATATATTTACATCTCTAAGATGGATTAGAAGGTATAATAAAACAGGAGAGTTTGAATTACACTGTGCTTTAGATTCTAATACCTTAGAATTGTTAAAAAGAGAAAATGTTATTTTTAAAAAGAATGATGTTGAAGCTGGTTATATAGAAACCAGGCAACTAAAAATAGGAGAAGATGGACAAGAATATTTAGAAGTTAAAGGTAAGTTTTTAGCTAATTATTTAGATAGGCGTATTAGTTGGGATAGAGTTAGTTTTGATGGGAAAACAGAGGATTTAATGAGGGAATTAGTTTATTATAATGCTATAAATCCAACTAATTTAGATAGAAAAATACCCAATCTAATTCTAGGAGATTTAAAAGGATTTAACGAAGATATTAAATATACAAATAGCTTTGGAAATATAATAGAGCAGTTAGAAAATATAAGTAATACAAATAATTTAGGATATAGAAATATATTAGATATTAAAAGTAGAAAAATATTGTTTGATGTATATAAAGGTGTTGATAGAACCATAAATAATGGGACTATAGCACCTTGTATTTTTAGTCGAGATTTTGAAAATATATTAGAACAGGAATACATGGATAGTTTAAATAATTATAAAAACACTTGCATGATAGCTGGTGCTGGAGAAGGTAAGGATAGAAAAATAACCTCCATAGAAAATGGTAAAGGATTAGATAGATATGAATTATATGTAGATGCAAGAGATATAACTGATAAAGAAGAGAAGAAAAAAACAGTATTAGATTATGATGAGGAAGGTAATGTTACCGGAGAACATGAAGAAACAGAGGAAGTTGAAATACCTTGGGAACAGTATAAGCCTTTGTTACTTCAAAGAGGTAATGAAAAATTATCTGAGTGTGAAGAAATCCAAACCTTTGATAGTAAGATAAATACTAATGGGAATAATGTTTATAAAAAAGATTATGATCTAGGAGACATAGTAACTGTAGTAGATAAGAAGTGGGGACTAAGAATAGATACAAGAATAACAGAAATAGAAGAAGTATATGAGGAAAAAGGGTTAGAAGTTAATGTAGTGTTTGGAAATAACATTCCTACAATTATAGATAAAATTAAACAGGTGGTGAGATAGTGGAAAAAAGCAGTTTTTTTAATGCAGTTATAGACCAAAATGGTAATCCAGACAGGTTTTATCTAGCAGAGGATTTTGCTAGATATTTTAGTACATTTATAGGAAATGGAGTATTTCCTAATCCAGCAAACCAATTGCAAGTAATGGCAATAGATAACAATATGCAGATAAGAATTAAAGCAGGATTAGCATGGATAAATGGATATTTCTACGAAAACACAGATGATTATATATTTAAACTTGATCCAGCTGATGGAGTATTAAATAGAATAGATAGAATAGCTTTAAGATTAGATTTTTTAGAAAGAAGAATAAAGGCAGTAGTAAAAAAAGGGCAATATGGGAGTAAGCCAATAGCTCCAGCACTCCAACGCAATGCAGATGCTTATGAAATTGCTATAGCAGATGTATATGTAAGGGCAGGGGTAATAGCTATACTACAAAGCAATATAACAGATACAAGATTAAATTCAAATGTTTGTGGTATTGTACATGGGACTATATCACAAGTAGATACTACAGAAATATTTAGGCAGTACCAAGCATGGTTTTTAGAGAATAAATCTAAACATGAAAAAGACTTCGAAGTTTGGATGAATGAATTTAAAATAGTCACAGGAAAGAGATTTACTGATTGGGTGGATGATTTGAAAAATTCTCTAGATCCCAACGAAGATATTGCCGCACAATTGCAGATGCAGATATCAGAAAATAAGTTACAATTGGCTGATATTACGAAACAGCAAGATAAAAACATGGAGCAAATGAATACTTCTATAGAAAATATAGAAAAGAAAATTGAAAATTATAATTCTTATGCAAGTAGTAAGGATAGTAATGGTATATATACAATTGTGGAATATAAAAAGTCAGATGGTAAATTATATATGAAATCTACTTTAAGTGTTCCTAATGCTAATGGGAATTATACAAAAGATACATGGATATTATATGCTGATAATGGTAGCACTGTTATGTCTACAATAATATGGACTATGACTTATGATGAAGATGGTGACATTGTTTCCAAGGTGGTGAGTTAATGAATATAACAAATGTTTTGAAGGATCATGGCATAGGTATAGGTGGCGTTGATGAATTTAAAGAATTTAAGTTATTAAAAGATATGGCTCAACCTGGAGATAGAACTTATTTCTCTAGTTATGGAGATTTTGATGATAATGTCAACTTAGTAATTCACAATACTGGTAAAGATGCGGTTGAAGTATTAAGGATGAATATAGTAACTGAAAATAGTTATACAACTGTTAACACGTATCCTAATATGTACACCGCAGGTAGCAAGCCTAGTTTTTCGAAAAACTATTGTTTTACCACATTATACGGCACTTCAGTTACTAAAGATGGATATTTGTATATATTTAGAAGAGATGGCACATTACTTCATAGGGTTGTATGGGGAGATGTTTATAACAAAGAGGTATATGTTTTAGAAGACGTGGTAACTGGTAACATAGCACTCCGAGTTGGGTATGATATGGTCGTATATGATAAGAATTTAAATATCATAAAAGATAAATTTTACATGAACAGTACTGGCAGACCTTTATTCATTGCGGGAACAACGTTTTATAACGGATATATTTATTCTATTAATGATAAGCGTAGTGTTGTAATATATGATTATCAAACTGACAGTGTCGTCAAAAATTTATTTACTTCTAATTATACTAATTATTTAATATGCAATGGGTCTAAGAATAGGATATTTGTTCCAGGAAACAATGCAATTTATGATTTAAACTTTAATTTGCTTCTTAAAGTTAATGGACATTGTGATTTTTCAAGTGATTCGGGTAGAATGTATTCAGTTATCAAAAGGAGTGTACCTAATGGAATTGATTTTTTAATAAATAATTCTGGTTTTGGTATAGGATATAATTTGACCGATTCTAATCTAAAAACAAGGATTTTAACAGAAACCTCGCAATTAAATGATTATGGTTGGTATTATGCCAATAGTGATGGTAAAACATTATTATATATGACTAATGGTTGGATATACGTATATGTAAGATAATTTAAGGGAGGTAATATTTTGAACAAAGAAAAGTTAATACTATTACAAAAGATGAAGAAAATAACTGATAAAAAATATGAGGTTTTGGTTGTACACTATATGCCTTTTGATCCTAAATATGGATTAGGCAAAACAAAAGAAGAAATAGAAGAAATGGGAGGGGTATTTGTAACTGAAATTCCCGAACCAGAAAGAATAGGTGGAAAATATCCTATAAGATACTGGGATCCAATTAAACAAGAAATATTTTATGAATATGAAGAAAACATTCCAGGATCTAAAGAAGAAATACAAGAAGAAAGATTAACGAAATTAGAAAATGATATAACTATTTTGCAAAATAATTCTATAGAACAAAAATATAATGAATTAATGAAAGGGGTTAAATAAATATGTTATATGAAATATTAAAAAGTTTAATAGGAAAGAATGCTTTTGAAAAAGAAGACATGACAAATAAGTTAAATGTATTTTATACTTTTAACCAGATAGCTGTAAAACAATATACAGAGCTTATGGCTATAGTTAATCCAAGTATAAAAGAAGATGTGGGAGATACTACAGAAGAAGTTGTGACACAATAGATTTATATTACGACACAACAAAAATAAATTATAAAGGCAAAGTAGACACCAAATAGGTGTTTTTATTTTGCTTATTTTTAAATAAGAGAGGTGCAATATGAATGAAGAATTAATGCAAGATAAAATTAAAACACATGATACCAGACTTAACAATCATGCTGGTAGAATTGATAAACTTGAGCAAAATCAAAGCAGAGTGGATGTTAAAATAGAAAATCTTTGCGAACAAATTAAACAATTGGTATCTGTTTTAAAATGGTATATAGGATTATCGGTAGGAGCTTTAGTAAGCTTCTTTTTTTATGCAATCCAGCACAATTTATTTAAATAGAAAGGTGGCTATATAATATGAAAGAAAATAATATGGATTTTCTAAAACAGTTCTTACAGATAAAAAAGATTATAGCATTATTGACAACTATAGTATTTTGCATTTTAAGTACAAAAGGGAATTTATCAAGTACAGAATTTTTAAGTGTATTTACATTAATAATAGGGTTTTATTTTGGACAAAGTTCAGCTAGACAAGCGGTAAAGGAAAGTAAAGAGCAGGAATAATAATCCTGTTCTTTTTTTATTAAATTTTTAGGAGGTAATTTTATGTTATTTAATTTAAATCCAGGACACACATTAAGCGGTGGAGATGTAGGAACTAGAGGAATAAACGGATTAAAAGAGGAAGTTTTAACAAGGCAACTGATAGGAGAAATAGATAAGGAATTAAGAGATAGAGGACATAGCACTAACATATGTAGAGTAGATTATGCATCAACATTGCAGGAAAGTTTAAATAAGCAGGTAGCTTTATGTAATTCAGTAAATGGAGATTTAAATATTTGTATACATTTCAATACAACAGTAGGTGGTTATGGATCAGAAGTGTATACTTATAGTGGCAAGTATTTAGTAGAAGCAGATAGAGTATTAAAGCAATTAAGTAATTTAGGATTTAGAAATAGAGGAATTAAAAACCAAGGATTAGCATTAACTAGAAGAACTAAAGCCAAAACAATTTATATAGAAGTATGCTTTATAGATAGTTCTGGAGATGTAGCTATACTTAATAAGTATGGAATGAATGGAATTGCCAAAGCAATAGTAAGTGGTGTTTTAGGTACATCTTCAAATATAACACCTGCACCAAGTCAATCTTCTAATAATAACGGTTGGGTTAATTTAGATGGGAAAACAGGAACTATATGTACTCCAAGTGGTGTAAATATTAGGGAAAAGAAATCTACATCCAGTAGAATATTAGGAGCTTCACCTAATGGAGCAAAGGTTAATTTATATCGTAAGGAAGGAGATTGGATACACATTTATTATCCTCCACATGGTGGATATGTATATGGTAAATATATAAGATATTAAGTTTTTATATTATATCAAAAATGTAAAAAATTTATTGAACATGTAAATTTATATGTTATAATATAAATGTTTCCATATTGTCCTGAGAGAAAGGAGAATGTGGATGGAGATTACAATACTTTTACTTGGACTTATAATACAAATACTTGCACTTTTAGTGCAAGTTGCATCATTAACATTGAAAATATCTGAAAAGAAAAATTAGTAATTTAATATAAGTTTTTTAATATAAGTTTTGTTTTTTAATATAAGTTTTTTGATATATGAAATCAGTTATGATTTTAGGTATGTCTAAGTAGTATTTTGGCGGATGCTACTATGAACATTAATTCTTAGGACATGCTTAGGAAACAAATACATATCCTAAAATATAAATATAACTGATTTCATACATATTTTATTTTAAAGAGTTTTTGGCTTGATTTATGAAATCAAAGATATTACAATGGATGTAAGTAAAAGTATTAAATTCACAGGATCCAAAAATTATTATTTTATTACAAGATCGCCAACTTGTAATCACATGGGGTTAAATTCGTTGAATGTTTAATTACGAGAAAGGTGGTATATGTATTGGAAATATTTCTAAATAATATTAAAACCTAGACCCCAAAAAAGAAAGGCCCTATTTATTAGGGCCTTTTTGTGTGGAATTTTCTATATTGGTGCTAAGTATTGGCCTGTTTTTATTATATCCAAGTGTAGAAAAGTTAATCAGGAAGTACTCTCTTCTATGGGAGTACCTTTTTTATTGGAAAAATTATTATAAATTGTATAAATATTTCACAAAAGGTATTGATTTATTATACTATGCATAGTATAATATAAGTATAGTAATTGATAAGGAGGTGAGTAAGTGATAGAAAGTATAGGAAAGTTAATAGCCTTAGCAATTTCACTCTTAACAATCCGTCAACTGAGTTTGCAGAACAGCAAGACGGAGTTAGAAATAAAAAAACTAAGGCTAGAAATCAAAAGGTTAAAAGAGGGGGATTAAACCCCTCACCTTTCCTATATTATATCACAAAGTATTATGAATAAAATACTAAATTATTTATTAATAATTTCAATTATCATCATAATATTATTGCTAATTAAACTAACTTATAATAAAAGGGAAAAAACTAAACTGGAATTAAAAAAGCATGAAATAGAAAATAAAAAGGATGATAATAATGGCAACTAAGCAGACAGAAGCAAATAAAAAATGGTATAGCAAAAATAAAGAGCATGCAAAATACTTAAATAAAAGGTCACATGCAAAAAATTTCATAAAAATCGCCAAACCAGAAGATTTAGAGGAATTAAAAGAATTAATAAAGAAGAGAGAAGAGGAATTAAAGTGCGAAAGGAAATTAGATTCTTAATAATAGGGCTGATATTAGGAGTTAGCACACGATTTATCGGTGTTGCAACAGCGATTGAACAAGCGGAAGATAGTTCCCCTAGCAATGGAGAGTATATGTATTGCACAGACCAAGGCAAACCTTTATGGATTTCTATATATGATGTAAGACAAGAAGAAAAATTTATTTATTTCCGACAACCAAATACAAATAAAATTACTAAACTAGCAGAATTAAAATAAAAACAAAGAGGTAGCTTTTTAAATAAGGCTATCTTTTTTTATTGATTGCAACAATATGTACAATATTTGAACTTTATGTAAAGACAGTATATAATCATAATGGAATATATTATATCAATTAGAAAATTTAAGGAGGATATGACATGGAAGAAAAGGTTAAAAAGCCATTTTATAAAAAGTGGTGGTTTTGGATATTAGCTGTTATTATTTTAGGTGGTATAGTACAATCCAGCGGACAAAATAATAAAACACAAAGTACAACAACAAATACAAAAACACAAGAAGAACAGAAAAAAGAAGATGCTAAACAAGCAGCAGAAAAGAAAGCAAAAGCGGAAGAAGATAAAAAGAAAGCTGAAGCAGCTAAGGTAGACGAAGCTAAAAAGTGGAATGATTTTGTAAATAAAAATACTAAAGAATTATCAGCAGGAGAACATACTGTGGGTCAACATATAGATGCAGGAGCATATGATGTAACTTTTAATGGCTCAGGTAATTTTAATATATATTCAGCAGATGGTTCATTATTAACTAATGAAATAGGGGGAAATGATTTAGGAATTGATAAATATAGAATAATATTAACACAAGGTAATAAAATAAAAATTTCAAGCATGAGTGTTAATATGAAACCAATAAAAAGAAGTTTAGTACCTTATAAAGAAACAAGTATTTATTCTGGTTATTGGATTTGCGGACAAGATATAACAGAAGGAAGATATAAAGCTATGGCTGAAAGTGGTCAAGGGAATTTTATAATTTATGAAAAATCTGGAACACCAAAAACAAACGAAATATTAGGTGGGGATTTAGGTGTTAAAGAAGTGATTATAGATTTAGAACAAGGAGATATAATAAATGTAGCAGGATTAAAAAGTGTAAGATTAGTGCCTGAAAAATAAGAAATATATTGCACATAAATAAGAACTCTAGAGGGTTAATCTTTAGAGTTTTTATTATACCTGGATATAATAATTTTAATCTAGCTAGTTAAAATCTGATAATTTATTTACAAATATTACATTTTTGTTATAATTAAACTATATTATTTAACAGAGGGGGATTAGTACATGAAAAAACTAATATCTATATTAATAGCAGGAATTTTAACCTTAGGATTAGTTGCTTGTGGGTCTACACAAACAAACAATGAAGAAAACAAAAATAATGATAAACCAAAACAAGAACAAGCTAAAAAAGAATCTGCGAAAGAAGAAAGTCAAGAAGAATTAAATAAAGAAATAAAAGATTCTGCTGTAAAGGCTGATTTTGTAAAAATTAATGGACATGAAAAAGAGTTAAAAGGGAAATCATATTATATAGAAGGAGAAGTAACCTTTATTGATAATACTAACTCAGTATTACATAAGTTTACCGTAAAAACAAAAGAGGGTGAAGGATATGGTATGTATGATGTTGAAAACTTTGGAAAGGCAGAAGTAAAAGAAGGAGACAAAGTAAAAGTTTATGGTAAGCTAAATGAAAATAAAAGTGAAACAGGTGCTCCACAAATTAGTGGCAATGTTATAGAAAATCAAAAATAAGTCTTGGATAATACCAAGGCTTATTTTTTATGTTTTTCTATTACTTTTATTAGATCTAATAATAATTCCTTATTCTTTTTATCTTTTAGATTTAAATTATATCTTTCTTTTGTTCTACCCAATAAATAATCTAAACTTACATTAAATATATCCGCAATTTTTACTAAGGCATCTATAGTAGGTTCGTTATCTCCCTTTTCATAACTATATACAGCTTGTTTAGTTATATTAAGTAACTTGCCAAGTTGCTCTTGTGTCATTCCCTTTTCTTCTCTTAATTCTTTTAACCTATCTCCGAACAAAATAATCCCTCCAAGTGTTAATCTAAACTTATAAACTAAGTGTAGATTATCCAT